TCAGGCCGCCGGCAGGGTGAGACGAATGTTTGAAACTGGCACATCGCGCTGCTTGATGTAGCCCTCGGTCGTTGCACGATCGGTGTGCGCGCCCGCGATCTGCAGCTCGTCGATGTCGTACCCGGCGCGCTTGGCGTCGGTCAGCGCCTGGGCGCGAATGTCCTTGATCGTGTAGCCGGTGTCGGTCAGGCCAGCGCGGGCTTTGGCGTCGTTCCATGCATCGCGGCATGAGGCCGCCGTTTTCGGTTTGCCGTTCTTGTCCCGCACCACGTAGTCGCCGCCGATGGGCTCGATCTTCTTGGCGCGCTTCAGCACTTCCTCGATCTCGGGCGTGAGGGGCCAGTCCACGGCCTCGCCGCTGCTGTCTTCCGTCTTGGTGGGCACGAACCGAATCAGCTTTCGCTTGGCGTCTATGTCTGCCCAGCGGAGGTTGCGGATCTCGGTCGAGCGCTGGCACGTCAGATAGCACAGGTCGACGAACACTTGCATCATCGGGCCAGTCGGCGTCTTCTTCCCGTCGGCGGCCACGGTAAGCGCGTTGCGGCTGTCCTTTCACATCGGCAACCGCACGCTCGCATGGACGTTCGACGAGAACAACATCACACGGTGGGACGGTGGGCAACTCCTGGGCACGTGGAACTTCGATCCCGGCAGCAAGGCGGTGGCCGGTTCCGTCTGTCAGTGGCATACCGGCATCATCGAGTTCGGCGGCGTTTCCACTGGCGAAAAATCCGGCTTGGCTGATCTGCCTGCCCCATACGTGCTGGTCGGCCTGCGCAACTCCTTTTACCTGCACTACCTGCGCGCGGTTCAACTGCGCAACCAGTAAGGACACAGCCAATGCTTACCCATGATGAACTGATCTTCTGCCTGCAGCAGAAGTACCCCAATCTCGTGCACGGCGTCGATTTCTGGGTCGGCCAGAACATGTCCCGTGAGACCGGCGAGCAGATCGAGCCCGCACGCATCATCGCGTGGCACGTAGACGGCCAGCCTACCGATGAAGAGGTGGCAGCGCTGGTGGAGCAGCATGGCGAGGCCGCGCGGCTGAACGTGCTGGGCCAACGCGCCCGCGAAGAGCGCGACCGCCGCCTCATGGCAGCCGACGCGATGTTCTACAAGGCCATGGACTCCGGCGACCCCAGCAAAGCGCAGCAGGTAGGCCAATACCGGCAGGCGCTGCGCGAGGTACCCGACCAGCCCGGTTTTCCCGCCGATTTCGCCTGGCCGGATATCCCGGAGGCTTTGTCGGATCTGGTGCCTTCCAACGGCTAAACCACCGACGCATCTCTTCAATCACCAAGCCCCGCCACCGCGCGGGGCTTTTTCATTCCCACTTCCCCTCGAGGAGCCGCATGGCATCTTCATTCTTCCACGGCATCACCACCACGATTGTCGACACCGGCCCACGCCCGATCGCCGTGCCGTCGTCGTCCATCATTGGCCTGGTCGACACGTACACGCCGGGCCCGGATCTCGTGCAGCCCGATGTGCCGGTGCAGATCACTAACCCGCGTGAAGCGGCGCAGGCCTTCGGCCAGGACAGCGCCATCACCCGTGCCATCAAGGCCATCCAAGAGCGCACGTCTGCCGTCATCGTTGCTACAGGCGTTGCGGAGTCCGACGATGCGGACGCGCTCAGCTCGAGCGTGATCGGCGGCACCACGGGCGCGGGCATGCGCACGGGCCTGCAATCGCTGCTCGATGCCAAGTCGCGTTTCAACGTGCAACCACGCCTGCTGATCGCGCCGGGGTTCACCGCGCGCCAGCCGGTGGCGACGGCCGTGGATGCACTGGCCTCCAAGCTGCGCGCCATCGGCATCATCGATGGGCCGAACACCACCGACGAAGCCGCGCTCGCGTATGCACGCAACTTTGGTTCGAAGCGCCTGTACATGGTCGACCCCGGTGTGCGCACATGGGACACCACCGCCAACGCAGAAGCCGATGCACCGGCATCCGCATTCGTTGCAGGCCTGTTCGCCTACACCGATGCGCAGTACGGCTACTGGGCGTCGCCATCCAACAAGGAATTCGTCGGCATCACCGGCACCGGCCGGCCCATCGAGTTTCTCGACAACGATCCAGCCTGCCGCGCCAACCTGCTCAACGAGGCCCGCATCGCCACCATCATTCGTGACGGTGGCTACCGCCTGTGGGGCAACCGCACGTTGTCGGCAGACCCGAAATGGTCGTTCGTCACACGCGTGCGCACGCTGGACATCCTCATGGATGCCGCGCAGGCCGGCCACAAATGGGCGGTCGACCGTGGCATCACCAAAACGTACGTGCACGACGTCACGGAAGGCCTGCAGGCGTTCATGCGCGATCAGCGCAACGCCGGCGCGCTGATCAATTTCGAGGTCTACGCAGACCCGGTGCTCAACACCGCCAGCCAGATCGAGCAGGGCCGCGTCGTGTGGAACGTGCGGTTCACCGATGTCATCCCGGCAGAAAACCCGATCTTCCGCTTCGAGGTCACCAACGAGTGGCTGACCGAAGTGCTCGACACCAAATAACGGAGGTGCACGTTGGTACCCGAGACACTCTATAACTTCAACCTGTTCGTGGTTGGCACGAACCTCGCCGGCACGGCCACGGAAGTCACCCCGCCCAAGCTGAAGATCAAGACCGAGGACTACCGCGGCGGCGGTATGGATGCGGCCGTCAAGCTGGACATGGGTATGGAGGCGATGGAAGCGTCGTTCTCGCTGGTCACGCTGGCGCCCGCCGTGCTGAAGCTGTTCGGCCTGTCCGATCAAAACGCTTTCAACGGCACCTTCCGCGGCGCTTTTCGCACCACCGATGGCAAGACACGCCGCGCCGTGCTGGTGCTGCGCGGCATGCTTTACGAAATCGACCCCGGTTCATGGAAGCCGGGCGAGAAGTCCGAATCCAAGTACTCCGTCAGCGTCAACTACTACAAGCTCGAGATCGACGGCCGCGTCTGGCACGAGATCGACGTGCTCGGCTGCAAGCGCGTCATTGACGGCGTCGACCAGCTCGCCGAAGTGCGCGCCGCCATCGGCATGTAACGCTCCACAAGAGACACACCAAGATGCAAACCACCACCATCAAGCTGAAGTTTCCCGCCACCGTCAACGGCGTCAAGGTCGACGCGCTCACCCTGCGCCAGCCCACCGTCCGCGACATGCGCGTCGCCGGGCAGCAGGCGGGCGGCGATGAAGAACTGCGCGAGATCCTGCTGTTCGCTTCGCTCGCCACCGCCGGCCAGAACGACATCGAGGGCCTGACCTACGTTGACTATCAGCGCGTGCAGCGCGGCTACTTTCGGCTGCTGGCCGACCGCGAGGCTGCCGATGCCGGATCTGAAGCGCCTGGCCAAGCGCCTGCTGGCGATGGGCGTTAGCCCGTCTGACATTGACGCCATGACCGTCGACGACATGGTCTGGTGGTTGATCGACTGATGCAGCAACGCGCCCCAAACGCCGCCAAGTAGCAGGAGCACGGATGGCAACAAAAGATATCGCCCTTGGCATCCTCATCGGCGGCGCGGTCAGCTCAACCCTGGGCCGTGCCGTCAACGAGGTCGGCACCAAGCTGGAGGCACTGAAGAAGCGCGCCAGCGAGGCCCGCGTCTGGCAGAACACGATCGGCGAGACGCAACGCCTGCAGCGCGAGTTTCGCGATCTGCACGCCGCCGGCGACCGCGCGGCCGACAAGGTGCGCAGCAAGATCGAGCGCAACACCCGCGCGCTGCGCGAAGCCGGGTTCGAGGTCGACCGGCTCGACCGCTCATACCAACGGCTCGGCCGCACCGCACGCGGGCTGGAACTGCGTGCGCGCGGCACCCAGCTCATCGCCAGTGGCCGAGACGGCCTGCGCAACACCATGGGCGACACCGGTAAGTTTGTCGCAGCAGCAGCGGTGCCGACGGCCATCTCTGCCGGTTACGAGGCCATCATCCGCGACATCGCCATCAAGGCGGGCGCCGCGCGCACCGACAAAGAGCGGGAGATGAGCGGTGGCATTGCCGCCTCCGCGCAGCAAAGCGGCATTGGCCGCAACGTGCTGGCAGATGCCGTCAACCAGATGGTGTCGGCCGGCATGGATCTCGACCGCGCACTGTCGTTCGCGCCGCTGGTGGGCAAGTTCTCCGTCAGCCAGGGCGCCGATCCGAAAGAAACCGCACGGATGATCCAGGCGCTCGAGCAGAACGCCAAGATCACCGATCCGGCCAAGATGGCGCAGGCGCTGGAAACCATCGCGTTTCAGGGCAAGGAAGGCTCCTTCGAATCGAGCGACATGGCGCGCTGGTTCCCCGTGCTGCTGGCCGACATGCAGAAGCTGGGCATTGTCGGCAATTCATCGGTCGAGCAGCTCGGCGCGCTGCTGCAGGTGCAGATGAAAACCGCCGGCAGCGCAGATGAGGCCGCCAACAACACGAAGAACTGGTTCTCCAAAATCGGCAGCGGAGAAACGGCGGGCAACTACGCCAAGGCCGGCATCGACTATCAGGCCAAGATGCGCGAGGCCATCGGCAAGGGCTGGAGCACGATGGAAGCGTCCTTCGTGCTGGCCCGCGCGTACATCGAGCAGGCCGACCCGGAGAGGGCGCAGCAGCTTGCCGCCGCAGCCAAGCAGTTCAACAACGAATCCGACCCCGCCAAGCGCGAAGCGCAAATGCGCGCGTTTGAAGAGACCATGAAGACCGGCGATCTCTTCAACGACATGCAAGTCAAGGCCGCGCTCACGGCCTACATGCAAAACTCAGATCTGTACCAGCGCCTGAAGCGCGAAGGCGCCCAGGCCACTGGCGAGATCGAGAAAGACCTGGAAGACCGCCGCGCCAGCTCCAAACAGAAATGGGCCGAAGTCGGGCAGGCATGGGATGAAGCCATGCGCCGCATTGGCGATGCGCTCAAGCCCGTGACGGATAGCGTGGCGGATCTCGCCGCCGGCGCCGGCACCTCTGTCAGTAAGCTGGCGGCGGAATCGCCTAAGGCCACCGTCGCCATCGGCGGCGTGCTGGCGTCGATACTGGCATTCAGAACAGGAAAGGCCGCGTGGACGATCGGCAAGGGGGTCGCCAACATCGCTAGGGGCACCGCCGTGGCCGCTGGCGTTGGCCGAACCGCCGAGGCGGCTGCCACCGCTGCCAAGGTGGCACCGGCCGCCGCGAAGGCACCCGGCGTGCTGGGTGCGACCGGCCGTTTCCTGAAAGGTGCAGCGCCCAAGCTGGGCAAGATCGGCGGTGTTGCTGGCGTTTTGGCGCTGGTGGGCACGGCCGGCATGGCAAGCGCCGAAGCAGCGGAAAAGCCCGGTAGCAAGGCCGACAAGGCCAAAGCCATCGCCGGCATCGGCGCAGGGCTGGCCGGCGAACTTGCCGGCGGCGCGGCGGGGCGCGCCATTGGCGCTGTTGCCGGCACAGCCATCGCGGGGCCCATCGGCACTGTGGTCGGCGGCCTGCTGGGCGGCATGCTGGGTTCGTACCTGGGCGGCAAGGCCAGCACTGCCTTGGCAGAGCGTGTCATGAGCGGTAAGAAGCCCGAGGCGACGCCACCCACAAGCGCGCCCGTCCTGCCGGCCGGCGCTGCCGAAGCGCTGGGCACCGCCAGGGCAATCGCCAATGCACCGCCGCCGTCGCTGAAGGTCGACCAGCGGTTCGAGTTCGCTCCCAAGATCGATCTGATGGTGAACGGCGACGTCAAAGACCCGCGCCAGCTCGCGGCGGAACTGATGCCGCACCTGCGCCGCCAATTCGACGAATACGCCGCGCAGCAACGCCGGGCCGCCATGTCGGACGGCTCGCACGTGTAACGGAACAGACCATGGATTTTCAGAAGTTTGCCTCCGCAGCGGCAACGCATGCGGCGCGCGCTGCCGAGCATATCCGGCAGATGGAGCGGTTGATCGACAAGCCGGACGGCACGGGGCAAGCCAACGCACAGCGGCGCGAGGTGCAGGCGCTGGGCGACCTGACAGCGGCCAGCAGCGCGCTTGCCGCCGCCGGCGAGGCCATCGGCGGTACCGGCCGCGTAACGGCTGCCAGAGGCGCAGCACAGCGTGCCCTCGGCCTGACAGACACCGCGCTGGGCGCCATCCAACGCACCGCATCCGGCGAGCGTTTCGCGTCCGTCCTGCGCGCCGCGCAAACCACGGGTGACGCATTGGCAACCGTGCGCCGCCGCCTCGATGCCGTGCTGCCCGCCGTCACGCCCAACGTGCGCAGCCTGGTGCCGAGCTACGCGCTTGGGCCCGACAAGATCCCCGGCGCCGGCCAAACCGCAGGCGCCACCGAACGCCTGCTCGTGCTGTCAACGGATGACGGCGAGCAATTCCAGTTCGGCCTCTCCACCGCCGCATACGACCGCCTGCGCCGCGAGACCCGCTACAACATCGCCGCGCAGGAACGTATTCAGCGGCAAGAGGCCTTGCAAGCCGTGGGCGCGGGCGGTGACACCATCACCGTGTCGGGCGCCATCTTCACCGCGGGCGGCGCAGGGGCAGGGCAGCTTGACCGCCTGCGCGCCATTGGCGCCGCGCTCAAGCCCGTGCAACTGACCACCGGCTCGGGCGACGTGCTCGGCCGCTACTTCCTGGATCGCGTGGGCGAAGAACAAGACGCGCTGCTGGCCGACGGCACGCCGCGCAAACAGGGTTTCGATTTGGAGTTCCGACGCTATGGCGATGACTATCAGAACATCTGACGGCGACGTGCTGGACGTGCTCTGCTACCGCGCATACGGCACGCTGGCCGGCACCGTGGAAGCCGTGCTCGATGCCAACCCAGGCTTGGCGGCGCGGCGTCAGCCGTACGCCGCCGGCGTGGAGATCTTCCTGCCCGACCTCGCCCCCGCGCGTGACGAGCCCATCCAGCTTTGGACGTAACGCATGGAAGCCCAATTCGAAGTCCTGGCAGACGGCAAAGACATCACCGCGCTGCTGCGCGATCGCGTGCTGGAGATCCGCACCACAGACAAGCCCGGCATGGAAGCCGACCGCTGCGAGATCCGCCTCGATGACCGCGACGGCAAAATCGCCTTCCCGCCCAAGGGTGCCAAGCTGCGCATCTCATTCGGCTGGGCCGGCAAAGGCCTATCCACGCGCGGCACCTACGCCGTTGACGAGATCGAGCTGAGCGGCCCGCCCGCCACCATCGTCATACGCGGCAAGCCGGCCGACATGCGCGCTACCGCCAAGGCGCAGCGCAACGCCAGCTACACCGGCACCACGTTGGCCGCCATTGTGGCGAGCGTGGCCGCGCGGCACGGCTGGAAGCCTGCATGCACGATCGAGGCGCACATCGAGCGCGCCGACCAGTTTGGCGAGAGCGATCTGCACTTCATCACCCGGCTTGCGCGCCAGTACGGCGGCACCGCCACGGTCAAGGGCGGGCGGCTGATCGTCGCCCCGCGTGGTGGCGGCAAAAGCGCAGAAGGCAAGCCACTCGCGGCCATCGTGCTGCGGCCGTCAGACCTGATGCGCTACCGCCTGACGTTCCCAGACCGCAGCAGCGTCGGCGGCGTCAGAACCCGCGCGCACGACCCCAAGACCGGCCGCAAGATCGATCTGTACATCCCCAACCCGGAAGCGCCCGACGGCGGCCCCGCGCAGGCCACGCACACCGATCGGCACGTGCATGCCAGCCTGCCAGCGGCCCGTGCTGCCGCCAAAGCCAAGCTGCAAGACATGAACCGCAGCACCGCCGAAGGCGAACTGGAGATGATGGGCCGTGGCGATATCAGCGCCGAGAAAACCCTGCGCCTGCAAGGCTTCAAAGCCCAGGCCGACGGCGACTACCTGGCCGAGACGGTCACGCACATCTACGCCAACAAAAGCTGGCTGGTGAACGTGAGTCTGAACGGCGGCAACGGCGGCAAGGCCAAGGCGGGGCAGGGCAAGCCGAAGAAGTCGGCCAAGGTGACCAACCTGGTCATTCCTGCGCCCCCCAAGTAACAACACACACGCGCTCGCAACTACGTCCGCATCCCAATCAGCCCGCCACCCGGCGGGCTTTTTCATTTCCAAGCCATGAACAAAGACACCTTCAGCAAGGCTGCAGCCTTGCCGCCTGCGCTTGCCGATCGCTGGTGGCCGCACATCGAGGCCACGTGCAAGCGCTTCGGCATCTCCACGCCGGAGCAGCAAGCCGCCTTCATCGCGCAGATTGGGCACGAGTCCGGCGGGTTCACGCGCGTAACGGAATCCTTCAACTACGCCGTGGCCGCGCTCCCCGGCATGTTCTCGCGCATCACACCCGCACTGGCCGTCACGCTCGGCCGCAAGCCCGCCGAGCGCGCCGTGCCGCTAGAGCGCCAGATGCGCATCGCCAACATCGCCTACGCCAACCGCTACGGCAATGGTGATGCCGCCAGCGGCGACGGCTGGCGCTACCGGGGCCGCGGGCTCAAGCAAATCACCTTCCTGGCCAACTACCGCGAGTGCGGCCATGCGCTGGATTTGGATCTCGTCACGCATCCCGAGCTGCTCGAGCGCGACGAATACGCCGCGCTTTCCGCCGGTTGGTACTGGTGGGCCTTCGGGCTGGGCAAGCTGGCCGACGCCGGCAAGTTCGACGAGATCACGCGCCGCATCAACGGCCCAGCCATGGAAGGCGCCGAGCCGCGCCGTGCGCGCTGGGCGGTTGCCAAACAAGCGTTGGGGGCATGAATGGCTGAGCAGACAGGTTGGGGCGCACTGCTGCGCGTGGTGGACACGATTCTGCCGGGGGCGGCGGGCGCGCTGGTGTCGCTGAGGTTCATTCCGGGCACGCCGGTGCAGCGTGTGGCGTCGTTGCTGCTGGGCATTGCGTGCGCGCATTACCTCGGCAACGGCGTGATTGGCTTGTGGCACGTGCCCGCGGGGCTGGAGTCCGACGCCATCAAGTTCATCGCTGGCGTGTTCGGGCTGACCATCGTCGGCTACGCATACGGCGAGCTTCCGGCGCTGCGGCGCCTGGTGCACGACTGGCTGCAACAGGCAGCGCAACGCTGGATGGGAGGCCGCAAGGAATGACGATCAGCCAAAACGACGTGCTCACCGCCATCGACATCGTAGCGCTCGTGGCCATCTGCGCGGGCGCGGCGTGGTCTGCGCTCACGCAGGCCATTCCGCACGGGCTGCGCGGCGCGCTGCTGCTGGGCGCCGTCGCCCTGTGCGCGCTCGGCAGCGCCTCCGCCGCGCTCGACGCCACCCCCAACATCGCCACCGTGCAACTGCATTGCGCGCTGGCGGTGGCAGGGCTGTGGGTCACCCACATCATCCGACAAGGCAAAGCCAATGAATTTCGCAACCCTCCGGCTCCTGGTAGTGGCAGCGGTGGCTGCAGCAGCCGCGTGGGGCTGGCAAGCCAACCGGTACGACAAGACCATCGCGCAGATGCAGCGCGACCACGCCATCGAGCGCCAGGCCGCCGTCGATACCGTCGTGACCGCGCTGCAGGTTGCCATCGACAAACACCGGCAGCTTACCGACCAGCTCGACGCGCTCGACCGTACCCATTTCTCGGAGATGCAACGTGCCACCGCTGAAAACACGCGTCTGCAGCGCGCTCTTGCTGCAGGTGATGTACGGATGTCAGTGCGCGCCCGTTGCCAGCCCGACGCCGGTGCCGGCGCCCGTGAAGATCAGCCCGGCGCCGGCCTGGGCGATGGAGCCGCCGGCCGATGTGAGTTATCTGGAGAGGATGCGGCGGATCTTGTCGATCTCTTCGCCGGGGCGGAGCGGGATGGGGAGAAATTGAGGTACTTGCAGGGCAGGGAAAGGGCGCTGGAGAGTGCTGGGATTTGTTTCCAGCCGTAGTAGTCGATGGCCTGCTTCGCAGGTGGCCGCATTACCCCCGAGGGGTGGTAATAACCGCCCGAGGATTTGCAATATCATCGAAGTCTTTACCGACAACAAGAAAGGGGGGTAGTTATGGCTTCATTCGTGGAAAATTCGCTGATTCCTGGCGAAAAAATCGAGGCGCAGGCGACGATCACGTGGCTAAGCCAGTTCTGGTACTTCGTGTTTGCACTCGTCTTGGTAATGACGGTGATTTTTCCGATCTTGTTCATTCTGCTGGCGATCATTAACGTGACGAGCACGGAGCTAGCTGTGACAAACAAGAAGGTGATCGGAAAGGCGGGGTTCATTCGCCGAGTCTCCATCGATCTTCCGCTCGAGAAACTCGAATCGGTCAACATCGACCAAGGGGTCATCGGGCGCATTTTGGGGTACGGCCGCGTCTCTATCCGAGGTGTGGGCGGCAACAACGTGAGCATTCCTTTCATCAAGAAGCCCATGGATTTTCGACGTGTCATCATGGGCTTGATGGATCGCAAGAACGCCGCTACTGCTGTATGACATACACGTTCCCTCGACTTGCATTATGGGGCCTGAGGGAACGAATTTGTGTGAACAGCGGAGCCGACACGGTCCACGCCGCTATGGAATTTCGAACGTGAGCGCATCTAACTACGACAATCGATTGGCTGAGCTGTACGAAGCGTCGGTGGGTCGGCTGCGAAAAATCGAAATATTTGAGGCATCGGCATTTCAGGCGCTGTACGACTACGTGGCGTTAAAGGCCGATTCCATGAGAAACGAGTATGTCGTTTCCAAGCAAGTCCTACGTTGCGTACTAGATGCCCGGCAGGCTGTTCTTGAAAGCACCGAGCATGTTGTGGTGATGGGCGAGCGCAACGCAGCGATGGCCGACAGATTCCTTACCCTGCTGGGCGTGATCGCGCGCTTGGCAAGGCGCCGGCTGATCGCCGCCCGGGAGTGCCTCGGATCATCTGAAAAACGGCTGCTTTGGGCCAGGAGCGGACGTTCCATGCGGCGGCCTGGACGGTGGTCAATTGCACTTCGACAGTGGATTGAAGCGGTGGTGGATGAAGGCCCGGAGCTATATGTATAAGATCGTCCTTTCACTCGCCACTTTGGCGATTACGATCGTCTGGCTCGCAGGCGTTGACGACGGTTGCGCTGTAGACCTGCCGCGCGCGCGGCAGCAGGCGGACGTCATTGCCCAAGAAATTCAGAGCCTGAAAGAGCAGGGTCATTCTCCGCAAGAAGAGGGGCGTGTGGTGAAAATTGGCGGCGTGTGGATTACGGCGAGATTGCCCGCACGCGGATATGGCCCAGATGCCGATGCTGACCTTGCAGCGCGTATGCGCGGCCAAGGCTGGTCAGCGGTGGAAGGGCGGCCCCGCGTCTACTGCAAGAATGGGATAAGAGCCGCGTTGGAGCGGGGGCAGAACAGCGACAGCGGGTGGAGCATGGTAACGACCGTATTCGATTTCAGTGGGGCTGGCCCCTGCGGCTGCAGGCGCCCCAGCGCGTCCTGACTGCCTCCAAGGCCCGCACCGCCGCCCAGCGATGCGAGCCCCATCCCACCCTCTACACCCCCGCCTCAATCAAATCCGAAATCTGCACCGACGCCCGCGCAAAGTCAGTCAGCGCGCGGGCGCGCTTGTGCCGATAGCTGCCGGCGGAGATGACGACGGGCTCTTTGGCGTCGTCGTGCTGCAGGACGATGAGCATGCCGGTGTAGCGGTCTGCCTGGTAGATGTGTTTGTTGAGCAGTTGCAGCGCGCGCTCGACGTCGGCGGGGTAGAGGCTGGCGAGCTCTTCCGGTGTGAGGGCAGCGCGGGGCGCGGCGTCGATGCGCGGTTGTGCGGTGAACTGGCCGGTCTTGCGGATGGCCGGCAGGACGATGGACGTGACCCACTTGCGGAAGCGGTGCGGCACGGTGCCGGGCTTCACTGCGTCGCGGCAGCGCAAGACGAGGGTGTACATGCCGGATTCGCTGACGATATGCGCTGCGCCCTGACGACCTATGTTCAACATAGACCGTTCATCCTGATCGAGCCTGGCAATCACTTGCGAGGCGTTTTGAATATCGAGCGCGTCGCAGATATCGGTCGCGACAAACCACGGCTCGTCGTCGCGCATTACAACGCGCACCGAATGCGATTCGAAATTGAAGGTGTTCGGGGTAGGGGCGAGCGCGGACGCGCCAACAGACGTACCAGTCAT